TACTGGATTACCAGTTGCAAATGCATCATTATTAGATGAAGGAACTGCAGCAGCAGAGGCAATGATACTTGCTCATAGTCAAAGTAAGAAAAAGGATTTTGTAGTAGATGATAAAATATTTCCACAAACATTAGAAGTATTGCAAACTAGAGCAAGACCATTAGGAATTAATATCGTTAAGATTGATTTAGATGATTCAATACCAATATCTTTCTTTGCTGATGCATTTGGATTTATTACACAATTACCAAATAATCATGGTAATCTAAGACATCGTGATGGGGTTTTGAGATTAGCAGAAGCATGTAAATGTATGAAGATTGTGATTGTTGATCCACTATGTCAGGTACTTATGAAACCTGTAGGAGAAATGGGATTTGATGTTGCTGTTGGTAGTATGCAAAGATTTGGTGTTCCTATGGGATTTGGAGGACCACATGCAGCATTCTTCGCAACAACAGATAAGTATAAAAGAAAAATACCTGGTAGAATTGTAGGACAGTCTGTAGATGCTCAAGGTAATAAAGCACTAAGACTTGCTCTACAGACTAGAGAACAGCATATACGAAGAGATAAAGCAACATCTAACATTTGTACTGCACAAGCTTTACTTGCGAATATGGCAGGATTCTACGCTGCATATCACGGAGCAGAAGGACTCAAGAAAATTGCAACTCGTATATTAACCTATCGTGAAATATTAAAGAAAGGTTTATTTTGGTTAGGAATAGATGTAGATGATACAGACGGGTTTGATACAATCAGATTCAAAAGTTTTCTAACTGTTGAAGGATACAATGTTCGTTATGAAGATGACCATACTATCATAACTTTAGATGAACTTACGACTCTTGATGAGATAAAAAAAATTCTTAATTCACAACAAGATTTGGTAAACAAAAGTGATACTATTGATCATATTGTTGAAGCAGTTGGAAGATTTAGATGGAAAAATATTCTAGAAAGAACTCGTCCTTGGTTACAGCAAGAAGTTTTTAACAAATATCATAGTGAAACAAATATGATGAGATATATCAATGAGTTAGTTCAGAAAGATTTCTCATTGGTCAATGGTATGATACCACTTGGTAGTTGTACTATGAAATTAAATGCAGCATCAGAATTGATGCCAGTAAGTTGGAGTGAATTTGCAAATATGCATCCATTTGCACCAGAACATCATACTCTTGGATATCAAAGAATTATGTTTGATTTACAAGAATGGTTATGTGATATAACTGGATTTGCTGAAGTATCATTACAACCAAATGCAGGTTCTCAAGGAGAGTATGCAGGTCTACTTGCAATACAAGAATATCATAGAAGTAATGGTGATATTAAAAGAAATGTATGTTTGATACCTACAAGTGCACATGGAACTAATCCTGCATCAGCAGTGATGGCAGGTATGAAGATAGTTCCTATAAATTGTGATGATAATGGAAATATTGATTTAAAAGATTTAGAGAAGAAAGCAATAATGAATACCTTTGAGTTATCTTGTATTATGATTACATATCCATCAACTCATGGTGTATTTGAACCAACTATCAAAGATATTTGTAGAATTGTTCATGAAAATGGTGGACAAGTTTATCTTGATGGTGCAAACTTAAATGCACAAGTAGGATTAGCAAAACCTTGTGAGTATGGTGCTGATGTATGTCATATGAATTTACATAAGACTTTCTGTATTCCTCATGGTGGTGGCGGTCCTGGTATTGGTCCTATTGGTGTTGCAGAGCATCTTGTACCTTTTATGAATCATCGTGTATCAGCAGCAGTTCAAGGTAGTGCATCTATTTTACCTATCAGTTGGATGTATATAAGAATGATGGGTGCTGATGGACTTAGAAAAGCAAGTGAAATATCTTTACTTAATGCAAATTGGTTAGTTCATGCGATTGAACCTTTCTTTAAAGTTTTATATAAAGGTACAAATGAAAGAGTCGCACATGAATGTATATTTGATGTAAGAAACTTTGAGGGTATTACTGCTGAAGATGTAGCAAAAAGATTAATGGATTATGGTTTTCATGCACCGACATTATCTTGGCCAGTTACAAATACTGTTATGGTTGAACCAACTGAAAGTGAGTCATTGGAAGAATTGCAAAGATTTGCATCAGCAATGATAAGCATCAGAAGAGAAATTGACAAGAATAAAGATATCTTGAAAAACGCACCTCATACTGCAAGGGTTGTAAGTTCTGACAAATGGGTGTATAATTATAGTCGTGAAGAAGCAGCATATCCTGCCAATCAAACAAATAAGTTTTGGCCAGCGATATCACGAATTGACAATGTTTACGGTGATCGTAATCTTGTTTGTTCTTGCTCAAATTATTTTGATAATGAATTAAATGAAAACTCTAAAAGTACTTCCACAAAGAATATTCAAGTTTAAATGTAAATCATCATTAATTGATGCAACACTAAAAACTTTACAAGAGGAAACCATAAGAGATGATGGTAGAGAAGAATGGAAAATTCGTCAAACTGATAATACAAGACTAAACAAAGTTGATAGATATTCTGAAATTCATGGGTGGGTTAGAAAGTGTTTAAATGAAGTAAAGGATGAAATGTCCTTTAGATGTGATAGAATTGAAATCACATCATCTTGGGGGAATATTGCAAAGGAAAATCAATGGCATTGGATACACTCACATCCTAATTCCTTTATGAGTGCTATACTGTATCTTACAGATTCTAATGCATATACTTGGTTTAGTATGAATAATTTTTGGACAGGTAGTAATAATAATCTTGAATATCCTGCCAATACTTCAAATATAATCAAAGTAATTAATGAGGAAGATGAAGATAATTTAATTATTCATAAACAACCAACTGTTGCTGGTGATTTAATAGTTTTTCCATCAACCTTAGTGCATAGTGTTGATGCTCATACAATTAAAGAACATGATAGATGGTCATTGTCATTTAATTCATATCCATGTGGATTGATTGGTAATATGGAACGTAGTAGTGGAATTATTCTTGAGGTATTGTAATGGAATTAAAAGACTGGTTAAATTCAATTAACCAAACAAAGAAAAATTTAATAGATGAAGACCCCTCCATAGAGAAAGATTATCCACCATACATAATCAATCGTTGTTTCTCTGGACACTTAGATGCAATTCTTTTTGCGAATGAAATGAATAGGTATAATTTCTTACCAAAGAAGATGCAATACGATTTTTATATAAATACCCTCAGAACTAAGAAGAGATTCTCTCCTTGGCTTCGTAAGGATATGATCAAAGACCTTGATTATGTGAAACGTTATTATGGTTTTAGTAACGAAAAAGCAAAACAAGCTTTGAAAATTCTGACAAAAAAACAACTCAACTTTATAAAATCTAAATTTGATACTGGAGGAGCGAAATGAGTGTTGTTAAAGAACCTGAAGTGGATTGGTCTCCCGACCAAATGATTGAAGTAACATTAAATGAACCAGATGATTTCCTGAAAGTCAGAGAAACTCTCACAAGAATTGGTGTAGCAAGTAGAAAGGAAAAGAAGATATATCAAAGTTGTCATATACTTCATAAGCAAGGGAGGTATTATCTTGTCCACTTTAAAGAACTTTTTGCTCTTGATGGAAAACACGCTAACCTTACTTCTAATGATGTTCAGCGTCGCAACCGTATTGCTCAGCTTCTTGCTGATTGGGGATTGGTTGGTGTGGTCGATGTAGTTCGCATACAAGATATCGCACCTTTAAATCAAATCAAAGTCTTGTCATATAAAGACAAAGGAGATTGGATATTAGAAACTAAGTATAATATTGGTGCTAAGAAGAAGAAAGATATAGGAGAAACTGAATAGTTGACATATAAACTTGTTATATGCTATAATTATTGTATATAACAAGTCAGTAATCAGGGAAAAAAATCTTAATTGATTTTCAAAGTTCATTACTCGTATCACGTTATATACGTTCACTTAAGTTTCATACATTATGATGAAAAAATTCATTGTGTGTGATATCGGTAAAAAACACGTAATAGTTTTTAATCCCGAAACAAGGGAACATCACACAATCACAACAGAACAGTTTAAATCACTGGATGTTCCTAATTTGTGTGATGACATGACTATCGTTATCGAGGACGCACACTTGAGATCGCAAGAAGAAAATTCTCTTGCACAAACTTATCGAATAGATGAGTTAAAAGTTTTTAAAGAAACAGCGAATTCAAGAAATATCGAAATTCTCTGCTTTCCTCAAAAGACAACACCTAAAACAAGAAAGATAGCATCTTTGGAGTCTCCACATTTGGGTGATAAATCAGATCAGAATGATACTGAATCAATCGCTTATTATTTGGAAAAGTTTCCACATGTGTTTGAATCTTTGAAGGTTTTCAAACCAATGACTCTTGAAGAGCATGAAACTTCAACAAAGCATATCTATGAGGATAGAGATGCATTAACTGAAGATTCTAATGAAGCAAGAAACAATAACTATGGCATCAAAACAGATTATGAAGATGCTATAGTAAGATGGTTAAAGACCTGGACATTGATTCTTGCAACTCTTCTTCCAGATGATGTTAGAGAATTTGCTGGTTTAGAGTGGAACTCTAAAAAGAATGGTCTTAAAAATGATCCACAAAAATATACTAGCGACAAGTTTAAATTCTTATACGGTGTTGTAAATACAATTCTCCAACCAAATGGAGAATTGAGAGTAAGGTCTGATAATGGACTTACACCATATTGGAAATATGCTAAAGAAGTGTATTTCGGAATTACTCCATACCATATGAGAGCAGGTGTTACCGCCTCTAATTACAAATACCATAAGCGTAAAGCAGGTTCACTTTGTAAGAAGAGTATGAGTTTAGAGTCTAAGAAAGCAATCAAATCTATTGATGATGTTTATGACATCAGAGAAGCAAGAAATGATTCTGATAAAAAACTTAGAACACTATGGAGAACAATCCGTAGAATGATTGTTGATGAAAACAAGCGTTAACTAAATTGAATACTACGGTCAGTATTCAGAGAGAAATACTTTTATCAGTATTCACATCTCAATACTCAGTTAGTATTCAGGTGTTAAGAGTTTTATTACTTTTCAAAGACAAATACTCAAGAGGGTTGACACCCTCTTTTTTTATGCTATACTATATTTGTTGGACGCAACAATGGGAGTGACTGAATAAACTTACTGGCAACCGCTGGTTAAGGTGATGAGTCAGAGGTGGTGCTCGCTACCGCAGGGTAGAACTACTCAACCAAGTAGGACTCAGGCAACAACGTATTTACTAACTGTAGTAATGCCCGTTGTTTGTCGGTATACAGGAATCCGACCTCCCTCTTTATTTTTTCAAATGACTTTTAAATTAAATTACGCAGCAACTATAAGTTACTTTGCTGCAGCAATATTGACAGGAGGAATGGTGTACGTCGGCAATAGTCATCACAGACTTGCAGATAGCAATGAAGCACTGTCAGAAGATGTACAAGCACTCGTTGAAGCATACCTAACAAGTGATAAGGAATGTTATTTGTTAGCACCTAAACCAAACGATTGGCTCATATGGGAAGAAATGCCATACAAAAACAAGATTTAATTGTTATTGACAATTTTATTTGTTCTAACTATCAAGATGTTCTTGAAAGATATTTTGTAAATGATGATTGGAATATACCTTGGGATAAACAAGATGATATAACTGTTCCACAAGACTCTCCATATACAGGAAAAAATAAAGTTGGATATAGTCATGTATTAGCAACCACAACTGAGAATTTTCCAAACCCCGTATCCACTGCTTGGAATTTTGTATTTCCTATGGTATTTGAAGGATTTAATAAAGCAGGTATAGATGTTGATTTTCTATGGCAATCCAGAGTTTTTAAAACTCCACCATCTGATATAAATGATCCTGAGTATATACATGTAGATTCTCATTCATGTCATTGGGTATGTTTATATTATCCACATGATAGTGATGGGGATACAGTATTTTTTAATCAAAAGTGGCCAGAGGTTACTATGGATAATGCACCAACTACAAAGTTTACTGAATATACTAGAGTCACACCAAAAAAAGGAAGAGCAGTAATATTTGATGGTACTCGTTTTCACAGTGCATACAGATCAAAAAAACAACACAGAGTTGTCATAAACACAAACGCTTCAGTATTATGAAAGATTTAAGTTTAAACGATTTTGTTTACATACAAAAAAATGAATTAAATAAATCTTTTTGCGAACATGTAATTGATAAGTTTGAGAAAGATGATAGAAAGTCACAAGGTATTGTTGGAGGAGGATTGCGAACAGATATTAAAAGATCTACTGACTTATCAATGACACATTGTGGTGGATGGGAAGATGAAGATAAAGTTTTTTATAATAGTCTCAATAAAAATATTATTAATTATGAAAAGACTAGAGGGAAGATGTATCATAAATTTATATTAGAAGAGGGAGGAGAGCAGAGAGTTGAAGACTCTGGATATCAAATTCAAAGAACGAAACCAAAAGAGTATTATGTTTGGCATCATGACCAAGCATCATTT